AAAATTAATTTAAACTTATCCTTAGATGTATAACCTGCTAATTTAAAACCTATTTGATTGTCAATACTACGAATATTATTTTTATATTCTTGGTATGTAACACTTACATTAGAAGCCAGATAGTCAAAAATATAATTAACCATTCCGCTTGTATAAACTCTAGTTTCATCGTTAATGGTATTTGGAAAAACTATATCTTCTAATTTAATCTGTGTGTTCGGCTTGTCGTAGATAATGTCGTCTACACGACCTCTTTTTTGCCTAATTCTATCCCATGCAGTGCTTAAAACATTGTTTGGTTGGTTTACAAACAAACTGTTTAATAATGCAAAAGGATATTCCGAACTTCTACGCCATGCATTTTCTACAGGACTGTGATCGCCATAGATAAAATTAAAATCTAATTCTGTAGTGATATAATCTTTGATATATCCACTGTAAACTGGACTGACAAGATTACCTTGCTCGTCTACAGGAAGATGCTGTGTAAGACCAGGACGAACATACTTTTTGTCGATTACAAAATTTTTACCTGGTTCTCGGATTACGCCGTTTTCTAAATCTTCCCAAAGCAGTAAATTGTTACTAGTATACGGTGCTTCTCCGTACTGCTCATCCCACCAGTTTGGTTTAATAGTAAAACCTAGCATTTCCCAAGGACGAGTGTGCGGTCTGTCAGTGTCGTATGCATGTTTGTATACTGCTCTCCACCAACCACTTACTGTGTTTCCGCTTGGATCTGTCATACCTTGGTGATTAAAAGTGAACGGATTCTCTCTTAGATAATCCGTATTAGCAGTGTAATCACTGTCTACAAGCTGCAACCACTGTACAAAGTCACTTAACATTGTGTAATCAATTTGTTGTTGTGTTAGGCCTGTGTCTCTGTGCTCACTAGGTATATAATCATGAATATCAAACAATGTTGTATCATATTCTACTTTTAGATTATTGTATATTCTTTTTTCTAATTCTAATAGTAGGTCATCTCTAAAATCACCAAATGCAATAGTAATACTTCCATCGTGACCTTGTATTACTTCTTGCGGTTGTAGATATGTGTCGTCAATAAATTTAGTAGGTAGATACTTAGGATAAAGACCTAATTTAGTAGGCGTAGGCGGACAATAACAACCGTTTGTATTTTCATATTCATAGATAGTAAACAAGTCACCGATTTGTTTTTGTCCGGGCACAATTACAAATCCATCAGCGTTAAACGTATAGTCTACGTTGTGAATTAATTGTACACCGTTCTTATAAACCTGTACTGCTTTATCGCTGGGCGAGCTTAAATCAAAAACTCTGTTTAGTGCAAAGAATTGCAGATCTACGTCGTCTACTTCAAAATCTGTTCTAACAGACGCACCTAATGGTACCATGTCTGAGAAATAGAATGGCATTGTTTTTGTTTTGTCTTTTACTATTTCATTTAGAATTACGTCTACATGATCTTTAACAGGTCCGTCGAATCCAATTTCAAATGCTTTTTGTAAAAATGTTCTTTTGAACTTACCGTATTCTCTGCGTGCAAATTTAAGTGATTTAGTTAGATTTGCATCTTTATCTAAAAGATGATATAATGCAAGGTTAAGAGGAGCACTATGCTTTACTATTCTTTTACCGTACTTTGTTATATCGCCAATATCTCTTAAATTACTAGAGCCAGGAAACGATCCTGCAAAATTGTTCATTTCTTCAACAATTGTTCCTACATGGTCGTTTACCTCACCAAGTGTAAACTCTTGTATATTTTTGTTAAGCGGGTTTCTTTCTAGATTACTTGCAATTTCATAGTAGCCATTTTCATTTTTAGGCTGACTACTACGTGTTTTAATTACAATTACATCGCCTATAGAAAGATTGTTTACAAAGTTTACAACCAGTCTATTTTGTGCATCAATTGAAAAAGTATAATCTGTGTTTTCAAATAAAAGTTTGTTATTAACAAGTATTCTGATCCATAAATCTTCAATACTACCGCTGTTGTCGTATACATCAATAGGATATGATGTTCTAGTGTTGTCAACAACATATTGTCTAATAACATTCTGATTACTTAGAGTATCGGATTTTTTCCAGCCATTTAAATAATCAAAATTATCAATATCGCTATATTTTCTTAGGTAACCAATACCGGCGGTTGTTTCTGTAGGAGTTTCTCCAGAGGTACAAAAACTAAAACCATCCGATAATAGATTAAATTCAAAAGTTATATCTCCTACGTTTTCAATACTTCTATATGAAAGCGGAAATCCTAATTCGCTATCNGGTGTNCCCGATCCCNGCTTGTAGCTAAAAAGCTTAGTTCCAACAAAGGTAGTTGATTCGTAATAATCAGGATCCCCCAAGCTATAATCGTCGCAATCGAAAAGATCAAAAAGCGGAGGTTGATTAGTAGTAGTTTTATCTTGTGCAAGTTTCCATTGTAAACCATCAAAGAAAAGCATTTTGCCTTTGTATGTTTGACCTTGTTTACAAAGAACATTCTCATTAGTTATTGGGTTACTATCTTCAATTTCTTGTAGCGTAATTTGTCTGTTATTTTCAAATACAATAAATTTAACTTCGTAAATTTTACCACTTACTAGAGGATCAGGGTCGGCAGTAAATAAAACTCTCATTCCGTTTGTAATATCTACGCCGTCAATATTATAGCCTGTTGATCCTTCGATATTTGAAAAAACATCTTTTGTAAAATCGTCTACAAGATCAATATTTGCCTTGACAGATGTACCGAAATCAAATAATTTTAAATTCGGTTCAAATTCAATTATAGGTCTAGTTGCTCTGCTGCTTTGATCTATTGTTGCAGTCTGACCGTTTATTTCCGCAGACTTTTCAATTACTTCTCTGTGAAACCATCTATTGTATTTTGACCATAGATTTCCATCTTGACTAGATCTGTTTATTGTGATGTAATCTTTGTTTACTGGATAACCTATTGCTTCTGAATAAGGCAAAGTATCAAAACCCTGGTCGTCAAATGCAACTTCTAAATCTGTTGTAAATGCACTAGGAACATTTAGTTCTTCTTCCGACACAAGTCGTATAGATTCTCCTACCCCTTCTACATACCAGTTTCCGCTAGAATACTTTTCGGGTGTAGTGTTACCTTGAAAGTATACTTTCATACCGTTTGACAATTCAAAATTGTCATTAGTGGTATAGTTTTTCTTTCCGACAATTTCTTTTTCTACGTCTAGAAATTGAGCCTCTTCAATGTTGTAGACACGTATCAATCCTCCTGCATTTACATCGTTATCACTAACGTAATAAATGTAGTCAGGTGATCCTGCATCTAGAGTAAGCTCTATTACTCCTTGGTCAACACCATTGTCGGATACTTCTCTTTCAAGATTAAAGGTTACATCAAGATCCCATTTGGATTCGTCGTTTTCAAATTCAGTTGATGCTCTAAAATCTTCTTTCGCAATATATATTTTATTATTAAAAAATACTCTTTCGCCTACAGTGTAATAGGTTTCAGGAATCCAATTAGGAGCATTGTCTCTCTGTGATCTAAATGACAGAGGTAGCCCGGGTGTGTTTATTTCGAATCTGTATGTTACACCCCTGTATAAAACCAGTTCTGGGTTTTGTGTGAGTCCGTCAGGATTAAAAACATATGCGAAATTATCTATGTTATCAACAGAAGTAACAGTAAAAGTGCTCTGTACATTAGAACTTATACCTGCAACAGGTACCGGCTGTGGGCCATTTGGCAACCAATAGTATTCTCTAAAGTTTGTAAATTTATCCCAATCAATATGTGGATCCCAAGCGTAGTATTCCTGTCTATTGATTAGGCTGTGATCTGTAATTTGACTATCTAGATTTGCAATTTGGTTTATATAATCAATGTAATCGCCATAGAAATTAACGTTGCCTAGTTCATCTTTAATGACTGCTGCTGGCTCTAGCTGATAGTTTTCTCTATCTGCAGATACATCGCCAACATAAAAATCACTATTCGAATAACCTTTTGAATTTTTTCTTCCTATGTAACCGTTAAGTTTTTCTGCAACACCGGGTTGAATCAGCTGGTCAAGAGTGCTGGCAAGAAACTTTTTATTAACGTCGGTTCTAAAATACCTAGGAAGATGCTGTTCACTCTTTCTTCTTTCCGACCCATTGCTCGGTAGAGGTAATTCGTTTTGATCTTTATTGTATGCCATTAGTAACTAAGTCCTCCAGTATTCGAGGTATTTTGATTATTGGTTGTAGTGCTAGTAGTGCTTTGTATTCCTGTATTAGGAGTTACAACTTGCGTTACAACTTCTCCGCTAGCACGTAGTCTTGATGCAGTGATTTCGTCTATCACATCAATATCTGTAACAGTAGCTCCGCTTATAAAGATTTCATCTGACTCTGATTTAATTTCGTACAATGATCCAAAAACCTGATCTTCTTGTACAGGTACAATTAAAAATGTAACTAAATTAGGACTTAGTTCATTCATAACGTAACTGGCCATTTCCGAGAAGAAAAATCTATCACCAAAATCCCAATTTTCAAGTGCAAAGAATCTGTTAATAGCACGTATAACATTACTTTTTACTTCATTGTCATTTAACACTAAATCTGGGTTTTTTACAATTTTAAATCTTGCTTGCAAATCTGCTTCTGCCTTTTCGCCGAATAGCACTTTGTACTTAACCGGATGATAGATAACTTCGTCACTTAGTGATTTAATTTGATTAATTTCAGCGCCATAGCTTATAAACAAATCGTCGCTACTAGGAGGCAGAGGCTTTTCAGACACACTGTTTTCTAACCAAAGTCTAAATTGTGTGTCATATCCCCTTGTTAGCAGGTATGTATCAATAATATTACTTGCACTAGGATCAATTCTGTTATTCTGATCTGCTGCATGAATATATTGGAACTTAAATCCGTCTCTACCGATTTTAGCTTTAAAATTATTATTAATAGTAAGTCTACCAGTAGTTGCGCTATAATTTTCAAATATGTCTTCGTCAATATAATACAACAAGTCACCATCGTCTAGTGTGCTAAGAGCTCCAACAGCACTTTTTGTTTGATATATCTTTACACCAATACTGTCTTTATCGACATAGATAAAATCATTAACTCCATCAGATGTTTTTATCAATTGTAGGAATACTAACTTTTCACTAGGTGAATTTTCCTCTTGTACGATTTGTTCAAAAATATCCGGATCGTCAACTACTCCGTCATCGTCAGAATCAAAGAAACTTACTTGTATTTTTTTACTATCTACATAACCTTCAGCATCTCTGTATTCTTCAACAACTTCCCAGTCATAGTCAAGTGTAAAAGGACTAATACTGTCTGGTTTATTATTGATATTCAAAATTGTAATTTTGTCCTTGATAATTTTTCCTGTTTTATTATCAAAAATCTTATCACTATCGTCGTAATAAAAACGTATCTCTTTGTCTGATTCAAATACATAACGCATAGCACGATAAGTTATGGTATATTTTTCACCATCTGTTTGGAAAAGTAAGAGCCAACTAGAATCAAGCTGTTGATTTGTTGTGTCGCCTGTTTTACCTGTGCTGAATTCGCTAGCAGTGTTTAGGTTATTTTCTGTGATTAATCTCCACTCACCCTGCCCCTGTGCATAGCGTAAACCAAAAGTTTGATAGGCAAATATCTGATTTACAACTTGTGCCTTTACATCATTCGTAAGTGCTGTTGGTAGAGGCGTTCTAATTTCTACAAGTCTTGCGCCTGTAGGTATAATATCATTGAGTAGTATAGCGCCGGAACCGTCTGGCTGATCTTCTGTTCCGTCTTCTATAACTTGCACTACCTTGGTCCAAACATATGTTCTTGCATTTAGATGATCTGCTGCGCCTGGCATAAGGGCATTGTTGTTGTCGCCCATAAAATGAAAGCCAGCAGGCGCTTCAAATTTAAGTAGGCTGTTTAATTTAACAAACTTCATATTAGAGCCTGTAAAATTACCTACTTTTACTCGCACGCCAGCAGAATTATCAAAATATCCAGTTGTTAGATTTGTAGCAGTGCTTGATTGGTTCCAAATACTACCTAAATCGTCTACCAATACTTTAGGAAATCTATCGTAATAATAATTTCTTACTTTAATATCACCTAGTATAGGTTGAATTGTGTTAACTATAGCGCCTTCAACATCAGTTAGAGTTTCGAAACTAAAGCTGGTTTTGAGACTTAGATAATCTTTATATAATGATCCGTCTTTGCCAAAAAGATTTGTTGTAGAGTATTTTCCTGTTGCGTCTGTTAGATCAAAATATCTTGATATTCCGCTGGATGTCCTGTTAACGCTTTTGGCTTTTACAATCTCTTGGCTAGTTGCAAGAGGTCCTATTTGATAGTCTTCTGCTGTTACTAACCTATTCTGAGTATAATAAGAACTAGGTGCATTTGCTTTAATACTTGCGTTTGATTCGCTTACACTTGCGTTATCAACTGTGTATTTCAAACCAAAAGTAATTGTTAGTGTTTCTGCTTTACCTGCCTTTGAAACATAAGGAATGCGTATTGCTATTCCGCGCATGTCATCCGGTGTAACAACAATTCTTTGGTTCTTACTTGTTCTATAATAAACACGGAAATTGCCTTGTGGTAGATTTCCAAAAACCCCATCTGAGAAAATTAAACTAATTCTATCTTCAATTCTTGTTAACACACTATAGATGTTTCTTTCGTTTCTGGCAATGCTATTATAGATAATGTTATTGCCTTCTACAGCATCAACCTGTCTCCAAAGTTCTAACTCGTTTCCTAGCGTGTCAAGCTTGTATAACCATACATCAGTTTGATTTATGTTAGTGCTGTCAATTGCAACTACTTGATTTGTTGACGGGTTACTTACATTAAATGTGCCTTGATCAAGTGTGCCTTGTCTGAAATGGCAAAAATAACCAGAATTAGAACTAGCTGCGCCGCGGCCGTCGTCTCTGTATAGGAATGCAAAATTATTTCCTGGAAACGGTGCTTCTTCTCTTATTTCAATATCGTTAAAGTCAGTAGAAACAATTTCGAAAGGTATACTACGACCGTCTACAGTTTTTGTAAAACTATATGCAGGAACTTCTGTATTTGTGCTGTTTAATCTATACTGTTCTGTTGGTATGCCGTTAATTATTCCAGACTTAATAGGTCTACCTACTGTTCCATTTACAGGCAATGCTGCATTTAACACTCTTGTAAATTGTTCATTCCAATCCGGGTTACTAGGATCATTCCAAATAATTGTTTGGTTTGCAAGATTGATGTTGTTTGAATCTGTTAGATCTTCTGTAGTCGATACGCTATCAATTTTCAAAAGGCCGTTAGCTGACCTATTTCTTTTAGGATTGTAAGATAATAAACGTGCTAATCTTAAAACGCTCTCTCTGCGTTCTGCTAGTTCTAGATAATTTTCTCGAGCATTTAGGTCAACACGGAATGCAATGTTTTGACCTAGAAATGCAATTAGATCTATTAGAGCTAGATATTCTGAACTTTCGATATAATCGTTAAAATCTTCTGGATAGTTTTCTCGCAGATAAGCTATCATAGTACGACGTAAATTATCAAAGTCGTAGCTCTTAAAATCTGCGTTTCTAAAAGTCTGATAAACTCGCTTCCAATCTTCTGCGAGCAGTAGTCTATTTTGTCTATCAGTTGATGACATTGCGCATTCCTCTATTATATACTATTTAGTGATTTGAGTAAACTGCGTAGTTTATTCTATACAAGGAATCCAGCATTTTCATCAAATTTTAGACGCATAGTTTCTGATATATTGTAGGGCAAATATGTAAGACTACATTCAACCTGTATTCCGCTCTCATAGGAATCTACAATAACATTATCCACTGTAACTCTAGGATCATAATTGATAATAGTAGTGACATTTCTTGTGATTGCGTCTCTTAGAGGATCTGTTAGGGGTTCGTATAGTAGGTCCCAAATTATAGTGCCAAAACTAGGATCGCTTAGTTTTTCTCCTTGACGAATATGGAAATGATTTATAATATCCTGTTTAATTAGGTTTATATCGTATAATGTCCAGCTAGGATTGTCTGGATTTACAGTGCTAGTGCCCCTATAAGCTCTGCTCTCAGGAACCTGTTGTGGTTTCTGATTGCTTGGAACAACTATTTGTTTGTATATGTTCTTTTCTAATGAGCTCATGTTTGTATTTAACCTTATCTATTTGGAGACTGTATAACACCATTATCTGCTGAGGTATCTTCTTCTTCAGGTCTAGGAATTTCTCTCTGCCTATTTTTTCTAAAAGTATCTGGCACTGCTAGACTAGGATCTGTAAGGCTTACTCCGTTTAGATTTTCATGACCGTCCCATGGCTCGTGTGCAGGAACTCTTTGAGACGGTTCTGCTTCTGCTGCTTCGCCTGCTTGTGCCGCAGTAGGACCGTTTTGATTAATTTGCCCTGTAAAGGTATGTGATCCAGCACTAAAATGAGTGTTTGCGCCAGTAATTCTAGTATCGCCACCAGATTTTACATCAGCTAGGCCGCCTGTTGTAATTTTCCCGTCTGCGCCTGCCTTTAATTCTATGTTTGCAGCCGCTGTCTGAAATATGTTTGCGCCAGCTTTCATATGAATATCTGCACCAGCTTCAAAATACATGCTACCTGATGCTTTAAAATTCATGTTACCTTCGGTGTTTATACTTACATCATCTGCTGCATAGATATCAATTTTTCCGTTACTAGTAAGTTCTATCCAGGCTGTTCCTCTGCTATTGCCAATATAGATAAAATCTTCTGTATTGTGCATAAGAATCTGATGCCCAGTTCTTGTCCTAAGTCGCACAAGTTCGTTATGCGGTCTAGTAACATCGCCGTCGCTATCGCCGCCTTCTGCATTTGCATATTCTGGAGGTGTAGCATCTGGGCCGCCCGGTGGACCTTTTCTTAGTAATGAAGGATCGCCATCATCGAACACAAGACTGGATCCGCCTAATCTGTTATGTGCGGTTGTAGATTGTGCAAATTGTTCTCCGTAGCGTGCTTTAGGAGCACCTTCTCTCCTATCTTGCGGTCCGGGGCTGCTTAGACCTACAACGTTACTAGGAACTTCTCTGCGAGCACTAGAAGTAGTTATACCTCTGTATGAGTCGTCTATCAATCCCTGCTCTTCTAAATACGACAGTGCATCAGTGTTTACCGGTTTTGTGTATTGTGTAGCATCTCTACCTGCGGCTGTTTCGGTTTTTTTATTGTATTCGCCTACGGGCAATTTTTTTTGTGGATCTTGGTCGTTGTACGTTGTTGCAGGAGTTACACCTGGTAACATAAAATTAGTATATTCTTCTTGTATACATCCTATCCAAAAATATTGTCCTCCTTCTGCACAAATCACAAGAACTTTGGTTCCGATATCGGGCGGTACTGCCCAGAAGCCGTAACTTTTTTGACTGAATTGATGCCCTTCGTTGGCTGTTAGACCGTCATAAGGTGTAATGCCGTAGAAAGGACTGAGGTAACTTGCAGGAACCGTTTTTCCTGGTGTGGCAGGACTATTACCGCTAGCTGCTTTCTTTTGCAGTAATACTTCTAAGCGGCCACCATATGTACTGTCGAGATGATTTTTAACTATTGCAACAAAGGGTCCAGGATGCCAAGTGCTACTGTCAACTGCTTCTGAAGTAGTTCTTTTTGTTTGACCTGTATTTTGGTTAACTGGATCTGTCATTTTAGAATCCTATATTTGCTCCGTTGTTTCTAGCCTCGATTACCCTATTAATTCTTTGTTCCTCTGCATACCTTGCACGTTCACCGGGCTGTTCAACAACTCTACCTCTGCCGCCTTGTACAGGAGGAGGACTTTCTGTACCGGCACTCTGAGATCCGCTTCCTTGACTAGATTGTCCGCCGGTTCCCCCTTGGCTGCCTGCTTCAGTATCTTCTTGGTCTCCGGTAAATTGTCCTGCTGATGTATTTTGTGTGTTTGCAATAGCATTACCGTCTGTAACAACTGTTTCGTTGTTTTGTGTAACTGGATCTGCAGTTGAATCAATTTCCTGGTTTCTACGTCTAACAGTTTTCATTTCTTGTGTAAATTTGCCACCTACAAACTTATTAAAAACATATATAACCTGGTACAGACCACTAAATGCTCCTACTGGTTTTGTTCCAAGTCCAGGAAAGGACATATATCCGTTTTCTCCGATGTCTACAGGAGTTTTAAAATTTATTAATATATCAACTTCTCCGCTTTGGTAGTCCATTGTTCCATCGGAAGTTAGATTCATTGCTTGGGCCACTTCGGCTGCACTATAATTGCCCATACCGCTGTCTGCTATGTAATAGGGATCGCCCCATATCTCTATATCAGCAGTTATTAAATCTACCGGAGAATTTACAATAGCATCATTAAATGCTCGTGCTATCTGGTTTTCGGGATAGTTTCTTACTCCGCCTGCATTAGCACCCGAATTTGG